CAGAATCAGCTGCGAACTATGAGGGTAATGCAACAGTTACCCAAATGGGAAAAGATGGAACTGCGGTACAATCTTGGAAAATATTTCAAATGTGGCCCACAGAACTGGGAGAAATTGCCTTGGATTGGTCAAGTGATGCAATAGAAGAATATACTGTAGCGTTTGCGTATGATTATTGGAGTCATGGTGATACAGCCACACCACCAGCTACATCTACAGTCGCACCCATATCATTTACATAATGGATAGAAATGAATGGCATCAGCAGATTTCAGTGTAACAAAATTTAAATCAAGTCTATCAAAGGGGGGCGCAAGACCCTCTTTGTTCAAGGTTAAATTCCAATATCCTACTGGAATATCACCTCCTCCAACCAAATCTGAATTTTTAGTCAAATCAACAACCATTCCTGCAAGTACAATCGGGTCATATGATGTATTTTATCATGGCAAAGCGATACATGTGGCCGGTGATCGTACTTTCGATACATGGGATACAACTATTTTTAATGATGAAGATTTTGGTATTAGAAAAACACTTGAATCGTGGATGGGCAGTATCGCAGATCATAAACTAAATACAAGAAAGAAAGAAACATTTGCAGACATGTCTGAAGGCGATCAAGCGAAGTATAAATCTACGTTGAAGGTTATACAATATAGTAAAGCTGGGAAAGAATTACGTGCTTATGAATTTAAGGGAGCGTGGCCGTCTGCATTGTCAACAATCAATCTTGATTGGGCAACCGCATCAGAAATAGAAGAGTTTACTTGTACTTGGGTGTATGATAGTTGGCATACAAAAGATGGAGCAAATACTCCTACGTTTTCGGGCCCCCCATTTTTACCATAGAATAATGAAAGGAAGAATATAATGGCATTTGAACTATTTGGTTTCAAAATTGAAAGAACAAGTCAGGAAACGGCAGGCGCCAGTGTTCCTGCGTTCACACTTCCAGAAAGTGATGATGGTTCCATGATGGTATCGGGAGCGGGTGCATTAGGTTACTCTCTCGATATGGATGGACAATATAAGAATGAGGTAGAACTTATTCTTAAATATCGTGATATGTCTCAAATGGCAGATTGTGAGATTGCGGTTGATAATATTGTAAATGATGCCATTATTGTTGATGATATTCTTCCCTCAGTATCAGTTGTTCTCGACAAAACAGATCTCACAGAAGGTATTAAGAAAAAAGTTCGTACAGAATTTGAGACTGTATTGGATCTTTTAAACTTTAATAATTATGGTCATGATATTTTTCGCAGATGGTACATTGAAGGAAGATTGTATTATCACATTATGATAGATGAAAATGATCCAAAACGTGGTATTGTAGAACTCCGAAGTTTAGATGCTACAAAAATTAAAAAAGTTAAAAATGTTAAAGTAGAAAAAACAGCCGATCCTAGAAAAGCAAAAGTAAATATAATTCCTACGTACACTTACAATGAGGCCGGATTGGATAAACGATCCACTTCTGGTATTGTAATTTCGGGTGATAGTATTGCATATTCTACTTCTGGTTTATTGAATCCTCAAAAAAATGCAGTAATGTCTTATCTTCATAAGGCAATCAAACCGTTAAATCAACTCCGAATGGTAGAAGATGCGATTGTTATCTATCGTATATCAAGAGCACCTGAACGCAGAATTTTCTATATTGATGTAGGAAACCTACCAAAATTAAAAGCAGAACAGTATATTCGTGACATCATGACACGTTACAAGAACCGATTAGTTTACGATTCGGATACTGGTGAAGTTAAAGATGCTCGCAGACACCAATCAATGTTGGAAGATTACTGGTTGCCACGAAGAGAAGGTGGTCGAGGAACAGAAATTACTACGCTTCCAGGCGGAGAAAATTTAGGACAATTGGATGATGTAGATTACTTTCAACGAAAAATGTATAAAGCAATGCATGTCCCTGTTTCACGGCTCGAGGCAGAATCGGGATTCTCTTTGGGGAGAGAAAGTGAAATTACGAGAGATGAATTGCTTTTTGCGAAATTTATCAAAAAGTTGCAGACAAGATTCTCAATTTTATATGATGAAATAATGGAAAGACAGTTAATTCTGAAAAATATTATGACAGCTGCAGAATGGGCCAAGATCAGAGATAAGGTTCATTACAGATTTGAAAAAGATCATTATTATTCAGAATTTAAACATCAAGAAACTATGTCTCAACGTGTAGATCTTGCAAGAAACATGGAAGATTTTGTTGGAAAATATTATTCTCAAGAATGGTTTCGAGCAAATGTTCTCAGACAAACAGCAGCAGAAGTTGAGAAACAAGATGAATTGATGGCAAAAGAAGCAGAAGAGAGTGGAGGTGAAGAAGGTGGAGAAGAAGAATATTAAGGTTTAACACCTTAAAAAGTTTATAAATATTAATAGATAATTTTTGGAGATAAAAATGGCAGAACAAGAAGTTCAAAGAAATTTTAAAACAGTAGATATTATAGATTATTCAATGCAAAGTAATCCTACAAGTGTCAACGATGCATTTGATCAAATAATTACAAGTAAAGTGGTAGATGGATTAGAAACTAGAAAACGAGAAGTTTCTGCCAGAATGTTTTCGGACAAAATCGAAGAACCAGAAATAGAAGAACCAAAAGTAGAGGTTCAGGCTGAACCAGAACCAGAAACAACGGAGTCACAATGAAACTATTAGCGGCACTCGCTGCCACAACTGCTACAAATTTGGGATTGGGTAAAGCAACGGCGGTTGCGGTTTACGCATCAGCGATTACAATTATTTCAGTAGTTAAAAGTGATGGAACTGAAGGAGGAACCAATGGAACAGTTCAAGGTTCTGTTACTTTGCCTGCAGCTACATTAACCGTTATTCATAAAGAATCGGATCAATTTTTATTGGCAAATGTAACAAATGGAACATATTCCAAAATTGCAGATGGTGGCCCGAGTAGATAATAATGAAAACATACAAAGAGTTTAGAAAATCAATAGGTTTTCCTGTTAAAGAGAGAAAAGTCGAAGAGGTAATACGATCAGAAAAACCTTTGACGGAAGATGTTGTAGATCAATTGAGATCAGTTGTAAAAAAGAAAAAAGAAGCGGATATTAAGTTTAAAAGTGGTACATCGGTTCCAATTGACCCCGAATCAGCAAATATCATTCTGAAAACCTTTGACACACTAAATAGTTCTAAGAAGAAAAAAATGCAAGATAACATGAACAAAGATACAAAATCTTTCTTAAAAATCTAGGATTTTGCATTCAGTAACGCAAAGTAGGTAAAAATGTCCTCAATTAAAGAATTTTACATCGAAAAAGAAAAACGAGAGTTAATTAATACAATTGGTTCTGCAAAATATGTTAGTGAAGAACAAAAAGAAGCAATGATTGCTGTCATGTTGAAAGAACAAGACGTTGATGATTTGAAAGACCAAGTTAGAGATATGGAGAAAAAACTAAGTGATAAAGTAAGAAATGATGAATGGGATCGGAGAGATGACGAAGCCGTGGCGTTGCAAGATCGTATTGATAAGAAAAAAGCATATATTAAAGATAAGGAAAGTAGAACAACTCATGGGGCGGGCCACAAAAGCCCAGGGCAGACCACCTATCGGGGAGGATAAACAAATGAAACTTATATGCGAATTACAAGAATCTGTAAATTATGAATTTATTGAAGAAGGTTCAGATAAACCCAAACAGTACTTTATCGAAGGCATTTTTATGCAGTCGGAAAAAAAGAACAAAAATGGGAGAATTTATCCGTTAGATATTCTTGAAAAAGAAGTCAACCGATATGTCAAGGAATATGTAGACCCAAAACGTGCATTTGGAGAACTTGGACATCCTGACGGCCCGACAGTTAATTTAGATCGTGCATCACACATGATTCAATCCTTAGTAAAAGAAGGAAAGAATTTTGTTGGACGAGCAAAGATTTTGAATACACCAAATGGACAAATTGTTAAGTGTTTGATTGATGAAGGTGCAAGATTAGGTGTTTCTTCAAGGGGAATGGGAACATTAAAACCAGATCAAAAGAATTCTCAAATTGTACAAAAAGATTTCTATCTTGCAACTGCCGCAGATATTGTTGCAGATCCTTCTGCTCCTGGCGCTTTCGTTGAAGGCATCATGGAAGGTAAAGAATGGATTTGGGATAATGGTTTTTTGCGAGAACAAGATGTAGAACGGGCAAGGAATAATATCCTAAAAGCCTCTTCCAGAGAACTTGAGGAAGTAAAATTGAACGAGTTTAAAAATTTATTGTCAAAGTTGTGATTTTATAAATATTAATATTAAATAGACTATCTAATATACTAGGAGTTTCAATTATGTCTACAGAAAATACAACACAAGAAGAAGTTCTGGAAGAAAATGAGCAAGAAGAACTTGTTGAGGCTCCAGAGCAAGATGAGCAAACCGAACAAGCAGAAGTGAAGGAAGGTGAATTGCCTCCTGCACTACAAAAAGCAATTGATAAGAAAAAAGGTAAAGATGATGACGAAGATGATGACGAAGATGATGATGATGAAGAAGAAGAGGAAGAAGAATCAGTGAAAAAAGAAGAAATTAAAATTCCTCTTACTAAAGCTGGAATGATTAAGGCCCTTTTCGATAAAGTCAACAGCATGAAGAAAGAAGAAGTTTCTACTAAATGGAAAGACCTTATGAGTGTTGCAGAAGCATCACAGAGCGTTGACGATCTTGGTGGAGAAGATCCCGAAACTGCATCACCCGAAGGTGATAAAGTTGCTATTGGTAAAAAGAAAAAGAAAATTAAAATTTCCATGCCTGAAATTAATGTCAAAGAAGATATCGAAGCATTAGTAGAAGGTGAAGAACTCTCAGAAGAGTTTAAGACTAAAGCTTCCACTATCTTTGAAGCGGCAGTTCACCAGAAGGTAATGGAAATTGCAACTGGAAAGATTGACGAACTCGAAAAAGAGTATCAAGCCAATCTTCAAGAAGAGATTGTTTCATTCCGTGACGAATTGACTGAAAAAGTCGATGGTTATCTCAACTACGTAGTTGAAGAGTGGATGAAAGAGAACGAAATTGCACTTGATAGTTCATTGAAAAGTGAACTTACTGAAGAGTTCATGACAGGTCTTAAAAATCTCTTTACTGAACATTATATTGAAGTTCCAGACGAAAAATTTGACATCGTTGAAAGCCTTTACGACAAGGTTGAGGAACTTGAAGGAAAATTAAATTCTCAAATTGATGATAACGTTCAAGTTTCTAGTGAACTTAATGAGTATCGCAAAAATAAAATTTTAGAAGAAGTTTGCGAAGACCTTGCAGATACACAATCTGAAAAGATGAAAACTCTCGTAGAGGGTGTTTCTTACGAAAATGATGCAGATGATTTTGAGAATAAAGTTAAGACGATTAAGGAAAGTTATTTCCCAAATCAAACAAAACAGGATGAAAATGTTGAACAAGAAAGTGATGTATCATCTGATGGAGAAGAAGTTTCTGAACCTAAGTTGAATAACATCATGGAAGCATATAGTAAAGCTATTGCTCGTAATTAATAATAATTTTAAGTTTTTTTAACAATTTAAGGAGTTTTAAAAATGCAACTCTCAGAAACAATTAATAAGAAGTGGGCTCCAGTTCTGGATCATCCAGATCTTCCTAAGATCAGCGATCCATATCGAAGAGCAGTCACTGCAATGTGTCTTGAAAATGTTGAAAAACAATATTCTCAAGATCAAGGTGGTGCAGGACTCTTACAAGAAGCAGCCCCTACTACTATTATGGGATTAACATCTACTAACCCATCTTTGGGTGGTGTAGCTGGTGGTTCTGTTCAAGTTAGTGCCGATTTTGCAGATCCAGTTTTGATCTCAATGGTTCGGCGTGCAATGCCTCAACTCGTAGCATACGATGTTTGTGGTGTACAACCTATGTCCGGCCCAACTGGATTGATTTTCGCACTCAAGAGTCGAGTCAATTCTATGTCAGGTGCAGAAATGCCCGGAGTCAATGCTGACACTACTACAACTGAGTCAGGTACAACAGGTGCAGGTGATACTGTTAAGACGCCTGGTCTTTTGATTACTGGTACTGATGGTACTGGACAAACTGGATCAGAATATGGTGCATCAAGTGCTCTGGAAACAGACGGTGGTGAGGGCGATATTGCTGGTGAAATGTCCTTCTCGATTGAGAAGATTTCAATCGCTGCTGGTACACGTGCCCTGAAAGGTTCCTATTCAATGGAACTCGCACAGGATTTACGTGCTGTTCATGGTCTGGATGCAGAAGCGGAACTTGCTAACATTCTATCTATGGAAATTCTTGCAGAAATCAACCGTGAGGTTATTCGTAAGATTTACATTAATGCAAAAGTTGGTGCCCAAGTTGGATGTACAACTACTGGTATCTTTGATCTTGATACTGATTCCAATGGACGTTGGATGGTTGAGAAATTCAAAGGTCTGATGATGCAGATTGAAAAAGATGCAAACGGAATTGGTCAAGACACACGAAGAGGAAAAGGAAACATTCTGATGACTTCATCTGATGTAGCCTCTGCTCTTCAAATGGCCGGTATGTTGGATTATGCTCCTGCAATGAGCACAGATCTGAATACAGATACCGCTTCGACTACTTTCGCTGGTGTTCTTAACGGACGGTATAAAGTATATGTTGATCCATATTCTGTTGCGAATGCACAAGAATACTACTGTGTAGGTTATAAAGGTGATTCACCGATGGATGCTGGAATTTTCTATTGCCCATACGTTCCGTTGCAAATGGTTCGTGCGGTTGATAGTTCTAGTTTTCAACCACAGATTGCTTTCAAAACACGTTATGGTCTAGTTGCAAACCCATTTGCAGAAAATGCAAGTGCTTCAACTGGTCGTATGACAGGTGTTCTTGGAACCAATCCTCACCTGAATGTATATTACAGAAAAGCTGCAATTACCAACTTGATGTAATTCTTGACCTACATATAGTAGGATTTCAGAAAGGGAGTGGAGAAATCTACTCCCTTTTTTTGTTTGTAGTGATAATTTTCCAGTGAGGCCGCAATGATCATAGTGATAGGAAATGGTCAATCAAAATCTGTTTCAGATTTCAATCTTTTCAAAAAACATACAACATATGGTTGTGATTTCATTTATCGTAAATTCATACCAAACCATTTAGTCTGTCAAGATATCGATGCACAATTAGAATTGATAACTAATGATCTAACGAAAAAATACAAGTGTTATTTTAGAGGATTTGATTTAATTCCAAGTATGCACTATGATACTCTTAAACAAACAACCGATAAAAAATATAAAATCGGAGAGAATCAACCAAAAACGGATCATTTTATTCAATTTGCACATAAAGGAATTATGTATTTCATTTGGATTGATTCATCTGATCCAACTGAAAATATTGATTGGTGGTCAGATAATAAATTTGATGAATGGGTTTCTGATACAGTTGCACTCCGTTTGGCCTGTCAACAAAATCCTAGTGAAACATTTTTTTATTGTGTGGGATTTGATTATTATCACGATCAAACAAAAGATGGTATATTTCTTGTATCTTCTATTACAGAATTTCATGATGAAAATCAAGATTCGTGGATTGGTCAACACAAACACATCGAAGAGGAATACCCAAATTCTAAATTTATTTTTGTTGGAAAAGACATGGATTATGGCGAGTTTGAAAATCTGTTGAATAAATAGTAAGAAGAACAAAAAAGGAAATTCATGGCCGCAGGAAATACAGTACCAGACAATTTAAATTATCTTTCAAATATCAGTTTTCGACTGACAATGTTGGATGCACCAAATTTAACTTGGTTTTGTCAGGCAGTAAATGTGCCTGGTGTATCAATTGAAGGCATAGATGTATTTACACCATATGTAACTATACCTTATGCTGGAAATAAAGTTTCGTTTGAAGAACTATCTGTCAGGTTTATTGTTGATGAACATATGAAAAATTGGATAGAAATTTATGATCGTATAATTGCATTAGGTTTGGCAGAAGGGGGTGAAAATTATCGTTTACTTAAAGCAAAATCTAATACAACTCAAAGAGGAGGAACAGTTTCAACACTTGTTCTTACTGTTTTGACAAGTGCAATGAATCCTCAAATGGAATTTCATTTTTACGAAGCATTTCCAATTACTCTTTCTGCACTTGATTTTGATAGTGCAAATACTGATTTAGAATATTTTACTGCTACCGCAGGATTTCGTTATACAAATTATGAAATAAAAAATCTATTGAACAACTAAAAAAATTATGACAATTGAAGACATTATGGAAATGTGGGGAGAGGACTCTCACATTGATGATAAAGATTTGGACAATGAATCATTGAAAATACCAAATAAACACCAAAAATACTTAGACATATATTCCAAAGAGAAACGGAAACTGAGCGATCTTGAAACTCATTGGAAGGTTCTTTTTCAACAACGATGGGAAGTGGTTATTTCTAAAAATGGAAAAGCACCAGACCACAACATCAGAATATCCAAAACAGAATTAGAACGACATTATGTTGGAGCAGATGAGGTTTTACAGAAGGCCGAAAAAATTATGAATGAACAGAAAGGCAAAATCGATTATCTGAAATCGGTTCTTTCGATGATTGAGAATCGAAGTTTTCATATTAATAATGCAATCAATTGGAGGAAATTTGTTGCAGGACTTGGGTAATTATGCAAATCATAATGGAAAAGGAGAACGAAGTATATCTGCGGCTCTCTTGTGAACCTAGCGCAAAGATGGAACTCAACCATTATTTTCGATTTCGTCCAAAAGATTATCAATTCATGCCGATGTTCCGAAAAAGAAAATGGGATGGATATGTTTATCTTTACAACATGGATAGTGGTAGAATATATTATGGATTAAAAAATAGAATACAACGTTTTGCGAGTGATAGAGAATATAAACTTATTGATCAAACAAATGATTCGATTGAACACATATCCAATGAAGATTATCTGAAGTTTCTTATATCATTTCCCTGTGAATATAAACTAAGAGATTATCAAAATAGCGCAATTCGACATTCGATTGATGAACGAAGAGGTGTACTTCTTTCACCTACTGCATCAGGCAAATCTCTTATCATTTACTATCTGATACGATACTACTTTCCAGAAAAATCTCTGATCATTGTTCCTACAATTTCGTTGGTAAGTCAGATGTATTCAGATTTTGAATCGTATGCAAACAAGGGGTTTGAAGTCGAAAAATTCGTCCACAAGATTTTTGGAGGTCAAGAAAAAATAACAGAAAAACCGATTATAATTTCAACATGGCAATCCTTGTATGATTTGAAAAAGGATTTCTTTACAGATTTTAAATTGGTTATTGGAGATGAAGCACACTTATACAAGGCCAAATCACTTACCAAAATTATGAAAAACCTAGATAATGCACCCTATCGAATTGGAACAACTGGAACATTAGATGGGATTGAAGTACATAAATTAATATTAGAGGGGTTATTTGGTTCAACAAAAAAAGTAACAAGTACCAAAGAACTTATCAAGAAAAAGACATTATCATCAATTGCAATACGTTGTCTTATTCTTAACTATTCTAAAGAGGAATGTGCCACAGTAACAAAACTAAACTATCAAGAAGAGATTGATTTTCTAGTAAGCCATCCAGAAAGAAACAAGTACATTTGTAACC